CCCTTTCCCAAACTACGCAAGGTGTACGTGCAGTATATGCGGTCGCATCCGTTTGACTTGACTTCGCGTAGTGCATACCTCCATTGGATGTACGGGCTCCTGCGGCGTCTCTCCGAGAAAACGAACTCGTCCATCCGTAGCTTTAAGGGGTATGCACACCATGTGGCTTACTACAAGAGCGGGTGCTCCAAAGCAACCTACCATGGAAAAACCTGCAGACGACTTGACAATGGAAGCTACACCAAAAATCGTAACCCTAAGCGTACTCGACGGATCGCAGGTGGAAGTCTACTCTCGTAAACATGGAGGTGAAGAGACCTCGCTGTTGATGAAAGTGTATATGGTTTGTTTCTTGGTACTTACCTACTTAGTGATGCGATCTGCATTCATTTAGAAGATCGACTTGCGGCTCTTGCGGCGGTGGCGGCGCGTCGTACGCGCGGGTTCACCATAGGACCGCTTCGACGTCTTCCACGTCTTCTTGGCCTCCATGATCGCCATCTTCATGCCCTGGAACCCCTTGGGGAGGTGACCCTTCTTCTTCATCGTCGCGCGAGTCTTCATGACGTGCTTGATCCAAGCGTTTCCTGCCATTTTGTTTTAAGTACGCGAAATGAATCCAGGACGACCGAGGGGGGTCGGACAGAGATTCCACTGACATCCATACGCATACACGTCGTCCATGACCTTGAACTTAGAAAAGGCCTGGTCAGGTGCGACAATCGCAATATGCGAATGCGTGAACGAACGCAGCTCGTCTGGTTCACGAGGGTGAGCTGCCTGTTGATACGTCAGTCGACGCAGGTGGCTTTCGTTCCACGATATATTCACTAACGGCTCGAGATCCGTCCCACGTGCTTCATTGCCACATGCGATGATGACCTTGTCTGCGAGTTCCGAGAGTGGGATGTTCTCAATCGTGCCCGAGAAGAGCTGCCTCCGAACGGTCGTCTTGAGGTGCTGTGCGACACGGTTCGCAGTGAAGCTCTTTTCCGTATGCAGGACGATACTCAGAATCAGAGGATCACGAGACGGGAATGCCTTCTGTAGAATCGCAGCGCAACACGACTGGAATCCTCGGGCATTTATCCCATCGTACTGAGGACTGAGAGCAACCACGGGCTGATCCTCTCCGTCCGAATACACGTGAAGCTCGACCAGTCGGTACCCCTTGTCCAGCGCAGTGTCCAGGTCCCCACCTTGTACATAGTAATCGACCAGCGTCTTGCTGCGATCCTCCTGAAGAGGTGACTCAGAGGATGCGAGGATGTATCCGGCCGCAACTAGTGCTCCAACCACGACCAGCGGTTCCATTACGTAGTATCACACAAATAATGCACCTAGCGTTTCACCGCCACGGCGAAGGTGATTCATGTCCTCATCCGAAATGCGCTTCTCCATTGAAATATCCATCAGACATGCATAGTGAAAATACAGACAATACATTCCACACTCTGACTCCTTGAACTGGTGCCGCGTCGCATTGTAGGTCAGTTTCATCGGTGTCTCGTGTGGATGCTTCCCGTCCCATTGATCCTTCCACCGAAACATGAGGCGCTGAATCTCCTTCTCGGGCTTGTGAGCATACGAATCAAAATAGGTCATGCGGGGGAACTGCAGCTCATCGCGCATGTCGAGAAACGCAGCGATCCAATGCTGTCCGGGGCCGTCGTGGACATCCGTGTTGAATACGATTCCTATGCGGCGAAATCCCTTCTTATACAGCTGCTCCAGCTTCATGGAGCAGAGCGCAGACACAATGCACTTGGACATCTCGGACTTGAGATCGAAATCGATCGGTACACATCCAACAAAGTGGTAGTCCTCGATCACCTTCTCATACGACCGCTCAACCTTGTCGATATCGTCAGACGATAACCATTCTGTGGGGTTCTTCTTCCAAGAGGCCGGTGCACGGGGGCGCTTGATCATTGAGTTCACAATACAGGTTGGCTCACCGGTATTGCACTTGGAATGGAGGCGGCGTTTGAGCTCGGCCCATACGGCAGAGGATCCGCGTTTCTGGATTTGGGGCTCCTTTGGGTGCTCTTTGTTATACACGGTACGCAACCGCTCAATCTCGTCCTCGTCGAAGAGGAACATCCTTGCTTAAAACGGATACTTTCCTTGTGAGTGTCAGTACAAACCACAATGGACGCCCTCAAGCCTATTCTCTCCAAGTACGTGCGCATCAACAAGACCATCACTGAGCTGAATGGACAGGTCTCTGAACTTCGCGACACGCGTCGCAGCGTCGAGGTGGATCTTGCGGCTCTGTACGCCCACACCATCCTCCCCGACCAGATCCACCTGAGTGAGTCGGATGCAATGTTTAACGTCAAGCGACCCAACAAGTGGAAGAAGGGTTGGTCACTGTCCAAGAAGGATCTCGAGTTGTATCTCAAGGACATTCTGGGAAGTCAGGGTAGCGATGTGATGAAGGAGATTATCAAGCGTCACGAGCCTAAGCTGGTGTCCGACGACTTTGGTTTCGAGTTGAAGTCGATTGGGTCTTCGGGCTCATCGGATCCGGAGCCGTGAGTGACCACGACTGGATTGCGAGTGACTTGAATCGTAACCGCGGTTGCGTCTTGTAACGATGCGGCTACACCCAGACAACAGCAGACGCCGAGAAACAGCGAGACACCGCCCACGAGCATGGTGATGTCAGACATTATTCCCTTTTACTTGGCGGTGGTCAAAGTTTGTTTTCAATGATTCCTCGATCTCACGAAGAATCTTCGCCATATCCTGTACATGTCTGGACGCTTCAAGGGTACTTTCGCGTGTCATGAATCCTCGTTGAATTCGTGTCACCGCGACGGAAAGCTGTTGCTGCCTCTCGACCACCTGAAACGCCAATGTCGATAGCTGTTTTCGCATCAATACACGGATATGTAAGGGACGGAGAAAATGTTTAAACCCCGGTAGGCGTGCCGGGTGGCGAGGCATGATCCAGATTGATCCATTCAACTTTGTCCGTCGTTGTGGGTCGAATCTTCCCGTCGAGCTTCTCACCCTTCGTGAAGTCGCCAGGGCCAGGGCCAGGGTAGTATGCGTAAAACTTTCCGTCATGCTCTCTGAAGTACCGCTTTTCTCGTTTACCCCCACGCTTCTTCGCGGTACGACGCCTGGCTCGGCGAGTGCGTCGGCGTCCGCGAGTTGAACGAGTGCGACGAGCCATTTACTAGTACGTCAGGAAACATTCACATTCCGTCGTCCTCACGGGAAATGAAGTACTCGCGCATCTTGGACTCGACCGCAATGTCCTTCAGTTCCCAGACTCCATCTGGATTGGGTTCTACGATTGAGCGCACGTCGCGGATACCATTGAGGATCCGGTGTCGGTCGACATACTTGCGGTTCTTGGATGAACCATGCCAGAGATGGTACACGGTTCCTAACGCGCACGTCAGTTTGGGAAGGATCATGCGCGAATACTCTTCGTACGAGGGCAGAAGTGCCTGGTGCACGTATCCCTTGGGGAATTTGATATCCAACCATGCAGCTGTGGACAAAGTGTCTCCGCTGCCCGTGATGCCATGTTGATAGAATCCAACCTCCCTGAACCACTTGCGCTGGAACGCCCATCCGAATCCGGGGTGATAGTTGTGGTTGTAGAGATTGAGTCGATTCATGTACGCAACCGAGAGTCGAGTCTGCATCAGGTTTCTATATGTGCTATCAAGCCACACGCACGATGAGAACGGCTGGACTACTTCGTATGTACCGAGCAGTCGCGAGACTTCTTCATACCATTTCGGGTTGCCAAAGATCACGTCCGCATCAAGGAACATCAGTTTCTTGAACCGCCACGGAACCTTCTTCTCCAAGAGGCTGCATAGCACTTCCTTGTGGAAGAACACGCTGTTCCCCGTCACGTGAAATGCGTCAGCGATCTCCGGTTCATGATGTTCGAACGTCAGTTCCATCGTGTAATATGGAATCTTGGCCAGTTTCAACTTTTCGACCGTGTAGAAGTAGTTCATAAGCATCTTCTTCGACCGCGCAGGGTTGAAGAAGACAAAGCAAATAGCCATATCCTTGCGGAAGGGGATCTCGTAGCGACATGCGGCGACATCCACAATGCAGGTTTCAAGTGGCGGGGCGGTTTCGGGTGTACGAACTACGTTATACGCAAAGGACTGGATTTGTCCCATTACTTATACTGTGCGTTTTCGATATTGGCACGAGCCTCGGCTATACGCTGTAAGTGTTTACGGCGACTCAGCTCCGCCTGTGCCTTGGTGCGCTTGAGCTGACGTTTGCGCGACAGTTCGTACATACGCTTGGTCTGCTTCTTGGTCTGGAAGACTGCCTTGACTGCCTTCTTAATGCCGAGGAAACCTCCACGACGACGAGTCTTTGTCATTGTATCTGAGCGACAAAAACGAATTTACCGCGAAGAAGACGAAGGAAGCATATGTACTCACCCTACAATGCCTCCAATCGAGTCTTTACTGAAGAGGACATCCATCGCATTCTACGTCGCCACGGACTCCCTCATTACCGCGTGGGCAACCGGAAGGTATTTCAGACCGCCATGGTACATACAACCTACGTTCGTCGCACCGAGTACACCACGCCTGATGGAGAGCCGGCCACCCTCGCTCCCTGTCCCTCCGGCGTTATGCCCCTCCAAGATGAGAGCTACGAATGCCTTGAGTTTGAAGGTGATGCAGTGCTCGGTGCCTGTATCGCGACGTATCTACGCAAGAAGTTCCCCGAGAAGAAGCAGGGGTTCTTGACGGACGCCCGTAAGGAGCTCGTCAACAATGACCGTATCGGGGGACTGTCAAAGAACATTGGTCTAGATCGATTCTACGTGATCTCGCGGCACAATGAGGATTCGGTGGCGATTGCCGGGCGCACCAATACCAAGAAGTTGGGTGATATCTTCGAAGCCTTCCTTGGGGCGCTGTGGACGGACTGTGGCAACCGGTTCGCGATCGTCTATGCGTTCGTGACCACGGTGATGGAGGCGTACTTGGACGTGGACGAGATCGTGAACTCCGCAACCAACTTCAAGGATCTGTTTCAGAAGCACTGTCAGCGCGAGTTCAAATGTACGCCCGATTACGAGATGCGATCGAATGATCCGAAGAAGAATGAGATCGTGGTCGCGGTCATGGTCGCTGGAAAGGTGTGCGGGATTGGTGTTGGGAGCACACGAAAGAAGGCAGAGCAGGTGGCATGTAAGGAAGCACTCAGCGCAGTTGGGGCAGCCGTTTCCGCCGCCTAGTGCCTCCTCCAGGTGCAAGGAGTTTCCGACACGCTTCCTTCATGTCTTCGAGCTTCCTGTCTGGAACCGGAGCCGCCGCCGGAGCCGGAGCCGGAGCCGGGACCTCAACCACTGAGGGAATGATACGACTGAGTGCCCTCGCCTCCGCGGGGGGCATAGGCCTCTCGGCTACAACTGGGTGGATGACCGGTGGGTCTTCGAATAAGGCCGGGATGAGTGTGTTGATGAGCTTTTCAGTCAAGATCTGTTTCGGATCCCCCTTGATCGCCGTGAATACGGCCGTCATAAAGGCCGCACTTTTTGGCTCCGATACAACTCCCGCCCCACGCGCAGGTCCCAGCAGCCCGAGACTATCCCAGACAGACTGTAGCGTTGTATACAGCCCGGCTTTCTTCATAGTCTTTGACTGAATCAGATCATCAATGAGCGAGAACTGCAGAGTATGCTGACTGAATGTCTTCCAGTTTTCCTGTGTTGGCTTGTCCCACGATATGTATTTATTGACCCATCTCTTGAATGTTCTATCGTTCACAGTTCCACGCCCCCAGTCGAAGACCACAAGCTGATCTCCAATCCATCCCAGATTGTTGAAGTGTGAGTCGCTGTGCGTCACATGTTTCTGATTCATCCGAGCCATTGCGATCATAACCGCCTTCAAGGACGTCTTCATCAGTACGTCGGGCTTTGACTTGTCGCGTATGGTCTTGGCCAACGTATCTCCCTGCGGAGGTGTCACCAGATTGATCAGTGTGTCTGGGTTGCCTTGCAGACTTCCAACCGTACATTGTCCCCTGTTGTCTTCGGGCTTGAACTCGGGTCGACATGCCGCCTCTGCAAGATTGAAATACTTCGCGATATCGTTCCCTTCAACCGACAGCTCAACGATCGTCTTGATTACAGCTTTCTGGACGAACTCTTCGTACTTGTCGCGGGTTATGCGAGAGATCAAGTCGGATCTACGACTCGATGGGCGGAGTCTGCGTGTTCCCTTCTTAGCACATGCAACTTGAGGCACATACACACAGGTATCTGCCCCCTGTGTTTTGTATACGCCTCCGTCCATTGTTCAGTTGCGACAAGAATATATCCTCGCAAAAGATAAACACAATGGGCGGCGGTCTTCTTCAGCTCGTCGCATATGGTGCTCAGGATGCCTACATCACCGGAAACCCCCACATCACCTTTTGGAAGG